AGTGTTAACATTACAAATGGAAAGCACAAAATTAACAACACAAGTCCAAACATAGTTTATACCCATGCGTAATTAATAGAAGCATAAACTGATATACAGATTAATCCAAATAAAATACTTGTTGTTCTAATTGGTAAGTTTTTCATTTGATCTCCTTAATAGATTCCAAAGAAAAAGGATGCACCTGTAGATACGGTACATCCTCTCTTGCGTGTTTTACGGCTTCCCATGCGTCTTCAGCATATTCGCCTATTTCGTGATACTCATTTAGTTGGTCGTGCCAACCTAAAGTGTAGTGGGACATGATTGTTTCAACTCCAGTACATTATTATTTATAATAACATACTAGGTATAATTACGCATCAATGTGTGGACTCACTAACTTATTGAGTATGCTGCTGCTGATCCTAAAACGGCAGCGTTTGCTGCAAAAATTGCTTCGGTTGATTTCTTCTCTACGAACTCAACAGTATTTCCTGGCATTGTAAAGGTTCCAATGGTTGTAGATCCTCCAACTTCATTGATAACAGTCACTAATCTAGCATCATCGCCATTGTTACATAGACGAACTACTGTTGCATTTCCGAATGTAGAGGCGTTTGCAGCGTTTACGCCACATGCTGCTTGAGCTCCTTTTATGTTAGTAATCATTATTCCTTAGTAACCTCTCTTGTATTTAGAAGTCTCGTCTTCTGGGTTGATTGTGATGGTATTCTTACCACTCATAGGTTTGATTTCCTTCACCTTATCAGGAGACTTCTTATCAGTCTCCCAGATGAACTCTTCACGCCAGTTAGACATAGACTCGTTTGCAATTTTCTTAATTGCTTGTTCTCTTGCTTTATCTTTTTGCATCTGTGCAAAAGATCTTGCCTTAGTCTGGACTCCAGCGTTAGCTAGTTTCTTTCTTATTGCAATAGCATTGATCTCACTTAGTTCCACTTCTTCATTTGTTTTCTTTGGTGGTCTTCCGCCACCCTTCTTAGTTTTGTTCTCAGGACTTTGAGCATTATAGGCAGCTTGTGCTTTCCTATATCCCGCTTCATCACCCTTGTAACTTCTTACGTTAGGTCTCTTGAGTTTTGTTTCAACTTTTTTAGTTTCACCAGTAGTTGACCTATCTACACCCGCTGGTGGTAAAGATTTTTGATCTTCCTTTTTCTTACTAGAAGCTGGTGGTAAAAGTTTTTGATTCTTATTTTTAGGATTAGCAGCCTTAACTACTGAACCAGTGTTATTGTCTCTCTTGTTCTTTGCATTTTGTACTGCACTATACACTCCATCCTTACCTTTTTTCATATCAATAACATTATCATCATTACCACCTTTATATCTCTGGATACTATCACCTGTTAATGATTTTTTGCTTTGAGGTTTATTGGTCTTCTGTATATCTGTTCCCTTACCAAGCTTACTTTCCATGTCATCTACATCTTTACCAAGCTTTTGACCTCTTTGCTGCGCCTTTTTTAATATGTCTTGAACGAAGCTTCTCTCATCACTAGTAGGAGCTTTGTTTGCCTTATAATCTGGATCATCTTTAGGTTCAGATGTTGGAGTTTTTTGTGCCGTCTTAATCTGTTTCTCTGTTGTCTGAGAGTCTTGTTGCTTTCCGAAATTTCTCAACGATGCAGAGTCTACACTGCCTTGGGGAGACTTACCTGTTACATTACTAGTCTGTTTTCTTGGCTTAGGATCTATAGCAGACCTTGGAGCAGATCTTGCCGCACTTGATGTAATTTTATCTTCTTGCCGTTTAACTTGTCTGTCTGATACGGCTTGATCGCCTGCACCAGTGGTAATACTTCTACCACCTCTTGTTCTTCCAGCTGGTTTTGGTGTTGTTGGTGTAAGACCAACTGATTTCTGTGCTCTTCTTTTTATCTTGCTAGCAAGTCTATCTCCCAAAGTACTCTTGATATCCCCTTTCTTATTCTTACCAAATATTTTTTGTCCTTTTCCAGATGCCAATGCACCTTGCATTGCTGCTTTACCTACATTAGACATCTGCCTTAAGGCAGTTCCCATTCCTCCAGCACCAGTATCTACTCTTTCCTTGTCCTGTTTAAATGATGTAGCACCTTTGATAGCACCAACTGCTGCTCTAGTTACATCCTGACCTCTCTCAGTTGATAAGGCCTTCTTAGCTTTCAATTTGTTCCTATTCATTACTGATTTAATACCAGTAGAAACAACTTGCGGATTGTTCTGAGCTCTTGCTGGTGGTAAAGCTTTCTGTTGTAATTGTACAGGTCTAAGAGGATTTTGATCCTGTCTTTTACTTACTAAAGCTCCTCCCTTCTTATACTTAGTCGCATTGGGAGTTCCAACTCCAGCAGTTTGTCCCTGTCTAAACTGTTGAGAGTTGTTTGTTAATGTTTTATTTGTCTTTCTTCCAATATTTTGTGCAGCATTCATTGCACCTCGGGCTAGCTGACCCATTCTTGTGCCTACTAACTCGTCAAGTTGTTGACTGTTCTGATATTGAAATTTTGAAAAACTTTTCATTACTTAGGAACACAATTAGGAACCATCTTACCGCCTTTTTTCTTCATACCTACTTGTTTGTGACTATCCCAACATGGATCATTGTCACCGCCATTCTTTCCTTCAGTCATAGCTTTATGAGCCTTTAGGATTGAACTTGCATGTTTCTTAACCATGTCCTCAGTTATAGACTCTTCTGTCTTTGGTTCTGGTTTTGAAAATGTAACTGGACTCTTCACGTTAAAATTCTCTTTCACACTTGAAGTATCCTTACCGTCTCCCTTACCGCCTTTTGCTTGCTGTATCTTATTGTGTATAACACCTCGATATTCTTTAGCACCGCTCTCTACTTTACCGTCACCATCATAGTCTTTCTTTGCTTTCTTACCTTCTTCTACTGGTTCTACTCTATATCTTGTGTCACCCATCTCTCCGAGTGTGGTGAGATTTGAAGCGACTTGATCCCAAAGTCTATCAGCTAATCTAGCATCTGGATCTCCTATTGGTTCTGGTTTTACCACATCAATTACCTCTGTTGTACTTCCATCTAAGTGTGTGATTGCGACATCTTCAACCATTTCTCCTTCTGGTTGGTAACTGGCCATTGCTGGTTGCATACCCATTCCAGTAGAACTTCCCTGCTTATTTTGTCTATGAGCCATTGTTGAAGGGCCTCCGCCTCTTACCTTATCGGCAATTCCACCCATGATCTTCCTTGCTCCAGCTCTTAGTAGTGCCCCACCAGCTTTCTTTGCTAGAAACTTAGCACCCATCGCAAGTAAAGGTAGTGCTTCATCTATTTGTTCTTTCTTATCTTCTTCATGTTCTATTACATTACCATCAGTATCTTTTTGATGATGTTCATAAATTGAAGCATAAGCATCAACTAATCCTTTGTCGTCAGTCATGATCGTGAAATTTGAAGATAGTCTTTTATCTAAGGTTATTTATCCCTTTCCAACTTTGTAGGGAATCTTTGTATCATTATATTTTACCCCAGGCCCACTAGGAGGGTCATTAGGGTTCTTCACTTTCTTTCCATCATAGAAAGAACCAGTGGTAATTGGTTTTATGATGGGGTCATTATTCCACTTCTTATCTCCTTGGCCTGGTGTCATTCTTTGCATGTATTGTCTGTACTCATCTGTTCCTACGTCATATGCCTCTGATCTTGTAACTCTAGATCCATCAGTTTTAAATAACTTTCTATGCTTAGAATTAGTTACACTAGACCCATCACCCTGATTTCTTGTATATTTTGCGTCTGTGAGTTTAGCATTAGATCCATCGCCAGGAACTCTTCCTTTATCATCAGTAACAACTGCTTCTGATATATCTTTCAACCACGCCTTAAACATGGTGTGTTCTGGAGTTTGTACTATCACATGATTCGCACATCTCCTTGTAATTCTACCTCTAACACCAGTGTTTACGTTCTCTACTAAAGATCCTACCTTGAAACACTGTTCCTTCAAGTATGCAACTCTCAAACCAAAAGGATCTAACTTAGGTGCATGTTGCCATGTTTCTGAAGCAACAGTTCCTCTAAGTTGTTCATCAGTCGCTCCCATAGATTTCTGGATAAGGTTGAAGAGATTCTTCTTTTCCATGTTACCTATGTTAGGAATACCTTTTGCAAATGCTTTGAAGTCATCCTTCGCTACTGCATCTCTCATCTTAGATGCAGACATACCCTCTATACCTTCTGAGTCTGGATCTCTTGCACCAGCAGATATGACTTGAAGATCCTCAAAATCATACAAGTCACCATTATATTTCTGTGCAAGACTCTGGAACTCGGAGAGTCTATCCTGTCCTACGACTATTGTTACTCCTTTATATCCTAGATTAGCAGCAGCAACAAGAACATCAAATATGGTTCTTGCATTTGGATCATCCTTGATAGATTCCTCATAGTCAGAGAACATCTTCTTCATATATTCTATCTTCGCACCAGGCTGCAATGGATTCTTCTTTGCATCTACACTACGACTTGGATATATCTTGAAGTCATATCCTAATCTAGATGCTTCTGAAGCAGCTTTGTCTAATAATTTTTGATGTCCCACTGTTGGTGGATTGAATCTACCGAAGACAACTACTACCCCTTCACTTGACGGCATACCCATAACTTCTGCTGTCTGTTGATCGGTCTCACCAGGCTCAGGTGATTTAGTTGCAGTAGCGGCAGTATCTTCTTTTGGTTTAGGTTTTGGTACAGGGGCAGTGGCAACTGCTTTTGGTTTTGCAGTTGGTTTTTCTGGAGTGGCAACCTTAGTAGACTTAGGATCTTCTTGGGGTGCAGCACTTTTTCCTCCTGTGAATTGTAGTTTTCCGTTTACAGTTTTAGCAACGAAATTACCCTTCTGATCGTACCACCCGCCATGACCATCACCCTTCAAGCCTTTCATTTTGGCTTCGGCTGATGCAGCGGTTTTTACAGCTTCTATTATAAATTGACCGAAAGATTTCACAAAAATCAGTACACGATTACAGTTTTATTTATAGGAACTTTACACCAGAGGTAGTGATATACAATGATTTACCAGACCACCCTCCAGCGGCTCTTGTCCTACAAGTAATTGGAACGTTCACAGTTTTCTTCTTATACTTGAATGACATCTTGAATGATTGTGACGAACCATCATAGTATCCAGTTAACTTTTGATACTCTGCTGGGTTTGCAATCAACATAGATTTCAACATAGTATCATCAGAAACTGCCTTTATGTTACTAGATCCATTCACTTGTCCTATCAATAATTTATAAGGGCACGGAGTAAATGATTTACTAGGATCATCATATGTGTAAAAGTAAACTGTTCTCAACAAATATGATAGATTAAATGGAGATGAAAGATGATTCTTAAATCCTTCAATTAAATTATTTCTGTATGGGTAATACATATCTTTCCCATAGAAATCTAATCCATCTTTAATAAATGCTCTCGCAATATTAGCAAAGGCATCCCTCGAACCAGACTCACTATATGGTTCACTCTCAATTCTAATTGAATTCAAAGCTGCTTTTGCATTTTCACCCTTGACAGTTGCAGCTGCAGCGTTCCAAGATCTGTCAATGATACTTTTGATTGCAGCCAACTGTCCACCGTCACCCAACTTTCCATAAAAAGCAAATATATTAGTATTGAATTTAGGTGTTGCATCTTTACCAGATGCTATCTTATTTGAATATCCTTGAAGTGATCCATCACCTAATGTTACAACAACATCTGATGGATTGTTAGGTGATACGTTTCTTGGTTTTGCTTGAGGTGTCCAGTAAACTCCACCGATTCCTTTATCTTTTAAATCTTTTCTTATTGCAATAGCATTATTTCTTCCAATATTGATATCTCTTTCTGGTGTTTGGTCGGCATCTATTAGATCAACTACATCTGAAAACGTAACTGGTTTACCAGAACCATACATGACACCTGTTGGTCCTTTGTTAGATGTGACATATTTTTGTAGAGCTTCTGGTGACATCATAGGTTGAACAAGAAAATACACACTCATAAATTCATTCACGTTTGAAGATTGGGTTGCTGGTTTTCTAGATGTCATACCCAGATGTCCAACTGCACTTGATTGTGCCGCCTTTATAAAATATGGAATAGTTTTATCCTTACTTTCAAGTGAAAGTTGAAATGTAAATGCGGCTCTACTTGATGTACTGTATATTAGTTCTCCCATTCCCTGATCTACACACTTAAAGAATAGATCTTTCTGTGTAAATTTTTGTTCTTTAAATTTCTTTGTTAGAGCGGTGTGTGATGATGCTATGACAGCAGACTTCATAACATAGAAAGGATTGAATTGCCCTCTCTGTTGATAGTTTGGAGAAACAGTAGTCATCCTTAATACTCTTTTGTAGAGTTATTTAGAGATCTCCCTCTTGTCTGTTCTCTGAATAGAACACATCAAAGCTTCCGCCTGGATATCTTTTCTCTAATTTTTTGACGTTTGTTGCAACCACATCATCAAATGATACATCCAAGGCCATACAGGCATTTGCAACATACCACATGATATCACCGAGTTCTGTGACCAAATGATGTTTGTTCGCATCATTCCAAGGTTTTCCTTGGAACACCATCTTCTTTACAATCTCTGTGAACTCACCAGCTTCAGCAGACATACCAACTGCAGCAGTAAGAAGTCTCTCTATATTAGCACCCTGTCCATCTAACTCAACCATACGGTCAGCGAGATTAACAAAATCTTTTGAAGCGTCAGATGTTACAGCGTCAACAAAGGCCTCGTACCTTTTAAAATCAATAGTCATTAGAATTTCAAACCAGCGAATTTACTTTTAATTTTTTTGGTTTCTTGCTCATTATTATACTCTATCTCTTGTCCACTGTCAACAATATCTTCTTGAGCACTCTGATCTACGTCATATAATTTCATCTTTGCACGATCAATACCTAGTACAAATCTCTTGTTCATGGTTGGATCATTATATCTATTCTTCAACTGTTTAACCATTACTTGATTTACCTCCTCAAGCTCCTCCGTACTAATAAGAGCAAACATGAGATCAGCAGTAGCGGGAAGGCCAAAGGACTCTGACGTATCAGTAAGGTCAACATCACTAGAACTATAACCAGAACGAGTCGTCTGAGTGGCGGAGACGATAGGTACATTAGTCTCAACTGCAAGACCCCTGAGCTCTTCAGCAATCGCCTTAATATAGGAATACGAGTTAACATTTGATCCAGCCCTGTAACGTGATGAAGCACATATGTTTAGATAGTCAACAAATATGATGTCTGGTTTGAATGATTTCTTCAATGAAAGTTCATTCAACAAACCTTTGAAATGTCCTGAGTGTGCGGCAGCAGTTGGATATTCTTTGATGATAAGATTACCTTGAGTCTTCTCTGACAATTTGGTAACTTTATTCTCAAACATTTGACGAGGTATGTCTGTCAACTGTTGAACAGGAATATTTAGAAGATTAGCATCAATTCTTTCAGCAATCTTCTCCTCAGCCATCTCAAGCGTGATGTATAATACGTTCTTGCCTTGGAGTAACACACTGCTTGCGACATGACACATAAACAAAGACTTACCAACACCAGTGCCAGCGAGAGCAATATTGAGTGTTTTATTTGGAAGGCCGCCCTTCGTAATCTTATTGAAAAA